TAAGCAATGACATGTATTTTGAAGATATTAACAGATGCAATTATTTCGCCAGCAAGATTTCCCAGAGATATGGGAACTATAGGTATTACGACCACATAGACCCAAGGGATAGAGTAACAGCCTACTGCGTTCCCAAGAACATAGAAAAGGGGTCTGTAACCACTTACTGATTGCGGGGAAATGCGGTGCTTGCAGAACTTGCGGCGGCTAACGCGGCGTTTGCGATTATAAAGCAAACCGTCTCCAATTCTGGGGATTTGCTAAAGGCAGGCAAAGCTATATCGGACTTTGTTAATGCAAAGGATGAACTTCAGAAACGAGGAAACAAAAAGAAAAACTCGATTTTCAGAAGCCCTGAAAAAGCGAATGCTCTGGAGGAATTTCTCGCTCTTGAACAAATTCGGGAGCGTGAGGAGGAGTTGAAGCAGTATATGATTTACTGCGGCAGGCCCGGCCTTTGGAACGACTGGATTAGGTTCCAAGGAGAAACGCGAGTACGGCGTCAGGAGGAGGCTAAGGCCCTAGCCCAACGCCGAGAAGAACTAATAGAGATGGGTGCTATAGGCCTTGTAATACTTTGTATTGCTGGGGCTGTGGTGGCATTCATTTGGTTTGTAATAGTTTTGAAGGGGACCTGATGGCTACCAAGGGAACGGCAACAAAGCGTGACCCTAAAAAATGGGCGGCGGCAAAGGCTAGAGCAAAAGCGAAGATGGGTGGAAAACACTCAGCAAGGGCCATGCAACTCGCTGTTAAATACTACAAAGATGCCGGTGGTTCTTACGCTGGCAAGAAAAAGTCTTCCAACAAATTGTCTAAATGGACAAAGCAAAAGTGGAGAACGAAGAGTGGTAAGAACAGCACACTTGGCTCTAAAGCAACGGGTGAACGCTACCTCCCGGAGAAGGCAATCAAATCTCTTTCCTCAAAAGAGTATTCCGCAACCTCAGCGGCAAAACGAAAAGGAACCAAGGCTGGAAAGCAGTTTGTTAAACAGCCGAAGAAAATAGCAAGGAAGACCGCTAAGTTCCGCAAGTAATGTGTTATCGCCGCGTCAGGAAGGCGCACAGACACCACAAGCAAACAACAGTCTCCGAGCAGGGACGCTTAACAAAGATTAAGCGGAACCAAGAGCGGAGAGAAGAAACGGCTTACGCTTTAGAAAGTATGAGAGAATGGCTACTTCGGGAACAGCTACATTCAATCTTGACATCCATGAGATAGTTGAAGAAGCCTATGAACGGGCAGGGCTTGGCCGCGCCTACTCAGGAAGTGACTTCCGTACAGCGCGGCGTTCCTTAAACCTCCTCGCACAAGACTTCGCCAACCGGGGTATTAACCTCTGGACTGTGGATGAAGCAACGCTATCCCTTACTCAAGGCACAGCGACATATAATCTCCCAGCAGATACAGTTAGCATCCTAGACCACACCATTCGCACCGGCACGGGAGCAACCCAGTCAGACCTTGCAATAACACGCATGGGCCTTGGTGAGTATGCGAGCATCGCGGCAAAAAATTCAGAAGGCCGTCCAGTTAAGATTTATGTCGAGCGTCTTCGGGATTACCCAGTAGTTACCGTGTGGCCAGTTCCAGACAACAATAACTATACACTGGTCTATTATCGCATTCGCCGTATCGAAGATAGTGTAAACGGTTCTATCACGCAGTATGACGCTCCGACACGGTTTCTCCCAGCCATTGTTTCTGGGCTGGCGTATCAGATGGCTCTAAAAAATCCAATGGCGGCAGACCGCATTACTCTCCTAAAGCAGTTATACGAAGAGGACTTTAACCTTGCGGCAACTGAGGACAGGGACCGTTCTGACTTCAGAATTATCCCTGCGTTGGGTTAACGATGTCCAGATACGCATCTGGTAAAAAATCTCTCGCACTCTGCGATAGGTGCGGTCAACGGTATCCATACAAAGATATCAAACCGCAGATAGAGAACAAGCGACAGAACGGGCTTCGCGTCTGTCCACCATGCTTGGACAAGGACCACCCGCAACTTCAGCTTGGCAAAAAGCGTGTAAACGATGCCCAAGCGTTAAGACATCCAAGGCCTGACAGGACAGAGCCAGCAAGCAACACAGCGGCCTTCTTAGCAAGGTATCCGCACACAGCCGGTAGTTAAACATGGATTACAACACGCTAGTTCAAAACATCAAAGACTTTATGGAAGATGATGGCACAGAGTTCTCTGCCGCCGTTCCTACATTTATTGACCTTACTGAACTGCGCCTGTCAAGCGACCTAAAGATACCAGCGTTTCGCAGACGCCAGACCTCATCACTAACAGCCAACGACCCATTCTTGACGATGCCTACTGATATGGTGTCGCTAGAGAACCTACAACTTGTTCCGGGTTATACATCTGGAAACACTGGCTCACACCAACCGCTTCTTCTTCGGTCAGACGAATTTATGATGGAGTTCTGGCCAGACAGAACCGCGACAGGCAATCCAGAGTATTACTCATACTTTGACGACTTGACTATTTATGTCGCGCCAACCCCGGCGACTAACATACCTGTTGAGATTAGTTACCGCCGCCGTCTCCCAGCACTATCTGCGGCCAACCTTACAAACTGGCTGACAGACAATGCAAGCGATGCACTGCTGTATGGCAGTCTTATGGAGGCATCTATGTTCAACCGTAACGCTGGTCTCAATGAGCGTTATGGGGCGATGTACCAAGCCGCTGTTCAGCGAATTACAGAAGAACAGCAAATGAGAAACTCAATCGACAACTTCTATCAGAAAAACGAGGGTTAAGACATGGCAACGACTAACGCCGCAACCACATACTTGGAGAACAAACTTCTTAGTTTCCTCTTCAAAAACAACGCTGGGAGTATCACATCCCCCGGCGATAGCATCTATATTGGACTGGCAACCGCTGTATCTGACGCAGAGGCTGGCACACTCACCGAGGTAAACACAACCTCAGAGGACGCCAACTACACCCGTCAACAGGTAACCGCCGCTGACTGGACACTGACCTCTTCATCGGCAGACCAGCAGACTGTATCGAACACAAGCAACATTGAATACTCTGCGTCATCTGGTGTGGCTAACTACACGGTGACACATGCATTCATCGCGGACGCCGCAACATCTGGCAACATCCTGTTTGTCGGTGCGCTTGATGTATCCAAGACAATCGCGTCTGGGGATATCTTCCGCATCAACGCTGGTAACCTGACAGTCGAGTTGAAGTAATGGCTCTGGTTATTGCTGACCGCGTAAAGGAAACAACCACCACAACTGGCACCGGGGCGTATACCCTTGACGGTGCTGTGGGCGGCTTTGAGACCTTTAATGAAGTCGGTGACGGCAATACCACATTCTACTGTTGCACAGACGGTACGGACTTCGAGGTTGGGGTGGGGACTTACACCGCTTCTGGTACAACCCTCGCCAGAACTACAATACTCCAGTCCAGTAACTCAGACGCCGCTGTCAGTTGGACAAGCGGCACCCGTACCATCTTCTGCACACTACCAGCAGAAAAGGTCATTCACGGCGACAACTTCCAATCAACGGGGCTGACATACTTCGACCCCGCTGGCGAGGCTGTCGCCCTGTCGATTGCGTTAGGATAGGACTATGGCAAACTCATTCAAATCAAAGACGGACACGGCGATAGGAACATCAGCCGCTACCGTTTACACATGCCCATCCTCGACAGAGACCACGATTATCGGACTGACCGTTGCTAACATTGTGACAAGTCAAATCGAGGTTGATGTCCAGTTGGATGCAAGTACCAGAACATCGGGCGCACAGGATAGCGTGTATGTCATCAAGAATGCACCAGTACCTGTTGGCTCGTCACTGGTTGTTATCGGTGGCGACCAGAAGGTTGTCATGGAAGCAGGAGATACATTGAAGGTTACCAGTAATACAGCATCGTCTGCTGATGTTGCGGTGTCACTTCTGGAGATTACCTAATGGGATACATCGGCGCGGGTATATCACGCTTTAACACTGTAAACGGACTTAGCGTAAACGCTGACGGACCAACCGTTACGGGTATTAAAGACGAAGACAACATGGCATCTAACAGTGCCGTTAAACTCGCTACCCAGCAATCCATCAAAGCATATGTAGACAGCCAGATTGGTGCCAACAACGAACTGTCAGAGGTTCTTGCCAACGGTAGCACTACTGGCGGTAATGATATTTCCTTCGGTGATGCCGATAGGGCTTACTTTGGTGCGGGGAATGACCTAGAAATTTTCAGTGACGGCACCACTTCTTACATAAAAGAAAATGGTTCTGGTGACTTACGGATTTGGGCCGACAACCCAAACATCGCCACCGCTGGTGGTAATAAAATATTCTACGGTAACAACGGTGTTGCAGAACTTTATTACACAGGTGGAGTAAAACGCCTAGAAACCACCTCTGGCGGCATTGATGTAACAGGCACGGTGACGGCTGATGGGCTGACGGTTTCAGGCGCAACAGAGTTTCAAGACAATCCTGTTATTAGCAATAGTTCACCTGAATTAACCTTCGAAACAACAAGCGCAACTCACACCAATTGGCAAATTGCGGCGCAAGAAAGTCTTAGTCAAGCTTTTGAGATTTCCTCTGGTCAAGTTGACGCAGACGCATCAGATGATACTTGGACTAAGAGGTTTACTGTTAAGAACGATGGCGACATCTCCTTCTATGATTCATCGGGGTCAAGCCAATCGCTTTTCTGGGACGCCTCGACACAGCGATTAGGGCTGGGAACTGCCGCGCCGACCAACCCTTTGCATATTTCAAGCAGTGCTGGCGAAGCCGTCCTTATCAGCAACAGCAACGCATCAGGCAACAGCCAAATTAAACTGGACGGTGCAACTGACTTCCAAATAGGAACTGGTCAGGCTTCATCTGGTTTTGCAAATAAATTCTTCTTGTATGACGCCACCAATGCGGCAACTAGGATGGTGGTTGATAACAGCGGAAATCTTGGTATCGCCACTGCATCGCCTTCTGACAAATTAGAAATAAATGGCAATGCAAGATTAAATCCAACATCTAATCCTGTTTTGCGGTTTGCTGAAAACGGAACTGTGCGTGGGTTGATTACATCATCATCTACCATAGGGCTTAGTCTTGAGGCGCAAAGCACACTACCATTCAGGGTCAACACTAATGGCTCAGAACGGATGCGGGTGGATTCGTCAGGCAATGTAAATATTTATGGGACAGACAATAGGCCGTTAGCGATAACATCTTTTAACACTGTGTCTGCTGGTGCTGGATGGGATTTAGATGCGACCTCTGGCAATGGTGTGGTTAGTATTTCTACTGGCGGTACTGAACGGATGCGGGTGGACAGTTCAGGCCGATTGGGACTGGGGGTCACGAACCCTGTCAACAAACTATCCCTGCCAAACAATAATTACATTGCGTGGAAGAACAACGCTGGCTCATCTGAAACGATTGCTATTCGTGCAAACACATCAGACGGCCTTGAGTTTCTGACAGGCTCAACCCGCATGACCATCACATCGGGCGGTTCGGTCGGTATCGGGACTGCATTGCCGACTGCTGATTTGCATATCTCATACGGTTCTGGCTCTGGCTTGCTTGTTGAAGATACGACAAACAGCCCGTCAGTAAAGTCTGTAGTTACATCAGGGAACACCGAAAGTTACTTTGGTGCGACATCAAATCACCCCCTTGTATTCCTTCAGAATAATACGGAACGGATGCGGGTGGATACATCAGGGCGCTTTGGCGTTGGTAAAGTTCCAGACTCCAATTTTAACATCGGCTGTGAACTAGACCCCAACGGGTTTTTAATTGCAAGCAGAGCCAGCAACATTGCCGCCTACTTCAATAGAAATACTGACGGAGCT